TGATGTACCTGATATCCAAAAGAAGAACCCAACTTTACTTTATTTACCTGACTCATTAAACTAATACAACAATGGAAGTATCAATGGACGGATTGAGGAAACAGTTGTTAAGGAACTACAACTCCCTCGCAGAAAAATTAAATAAGAATATCAAGGACAAATCTTGGGAACCTCATATTACAATTGACGTAGATTCAATCCAAAGAGAAATGGATGGTTTAAGAAGTTGTATTGTAACATTGGCATTCACTTACCAAGATGGTGAAGGTGGATGGAAAGAAATGGATGAAAATACCCATTTTGAGTTATTTAATCTTGATGAAGATGAAGATGAAGATTAATTTTTTTGGATAAATTTAGAAAAATAATTACCTTTGTGTCCTAAATAATAAAAATATGACAACATTATTAATTATCGTAGGTATTTTATTCGGAGCACTTTTAATTGGATTTCTATATCACACCATACAATTGAATTCACGAAAATCCGAATTTAAAGATTGGATTGTTGGTGATAAACTAATTCTAAAGACAAGTAGCGTTGAATACACCGAAATACAAAAGTTAAACCAAACTTTGGGAAATGTCGTTGGTTGGAATGTAGACAACATTTATCTTAAAATTGGTGATACAACACATAAATGTGAGTGGTCTTGTTTTGATTCAAATAAATCAGCGTTATGGAGACGTAACTATGATGAGTGTAAAAAATATATGGGAGTAGACCCAGGATTCAATGCGGAACTTGGTGAATCAAATTCAAAGGCAAAAATCCATGGAAAAACTATTGAACTATTAAGTGAAGTTGAGTGTGAAGTATATCTTAAGATAGCGATTAATGAGGAAGATTATGACACCGCAGAATTAATTAAAAGAAGAATGGAGAAATTCAGATAATTTTGATATATTATAAATATAAAAAAAACTATGACAACAGAAGAATTTAACGAAAAGTACAAAGATTATCTTGAAGATGGTCATTACGGTTTGGATATTAGTTATCCATCTGTTATTGAATATTTGGATAAAATATTTCAGGACTTAATCAAAGTTCCTGGTTTTAAATACTCTCAAATAAAATTGAAGTTTAACTCTTCAAGATTCTACACTAACCTGTACACAATTGCACCAACATTTGGTGGATTATTAGATAGAAAGATTGAAAAAGAAATTGATTTCTTGGTTAGGGTTGAAGATGAAGTTTACAAACGCTTAAATACAAACAAATAAATTATGACATCACTATTATTAATTATTTTAGCGGCAATAATAAATGCCGCAATGGACACATTAAATGCACGTTACCACAGAAGTGTATTTTACAACGGCAAATGGCCTAAGTTTAACAAGTTCACAAATCCAGCATCATCATGGCAAAACAAGTGGAAAGACGGTGATAGAGATAAAGGAGAATTATTCTTTGGTTCAAGTACATTCTTAGTTTGGACAACAGATGCTTGGCACCTATTTAAAACATTAATGTTATTGTGTTTTTCCGTGGCAGTGGTAACATATAACCCAATGATACACCCAATAATTGACGCAATAACATATTGGATAGTATTTGGAATTGTATTTGAATTGTTTTGGAGTAAAATCTTTTTAAAATCAAAATGAAAAAGTTATTATTAATATTAATGTTTATAGTTACAGGTATAGTATCTTGTGACTCTAATTTGAATGTGAAGATAATTGAGGTACCAGCTCAATTCACAATTGATTCAGTTCAATACCATGGTGTTGGTAGTGATAATACATTACAAGTTAGTCCATATTGGAAACTACACTTAACTGAACCTGATATGTGGATTCGTTCAAATTCTAAATATGAAAAAGGAGATACGATTACAATACGTGTTCGTACGGCAATAAAAAACCCCACTCTTTAGGAATGGGGTTTTTTATTATTTAAATGCTCTTTGACTATTATACAAATTATATAAAGATGTAATTTCTCCGACTGAAAGTGCGGTATTATAAATATTAACAACGTTAATTCTACCGTTAAAAGTATTACTACCACTTTGTGAACTTCCATCAGCAGTACCACCAATTATTGTTCTAAAACCGTTGCTCACTAAAGAACCTGAAGGGCCAGCAGTAGGTGACCCTATCTGAGTGCCATCAACAAAACCATACAAATCATTCGCCCCATCAAAAGTTATTGTAAACATATACCAACTACCCGACGCTATAGCTCCAAAGTTAATCGAGTAATCTGTCCCACCAAGATTAATTCTTCCTTGAAACCCATTTGAACCATTACCAATAATTGCAAAATTAGAATTGCCCACTCCTTTTGTACGTTGTCCAACAATAGTATTCTCAACTGAGTATACACTTTCTTCTTGAATGTAAGCCCAAACATTAACAGTAAATTCTTGTAATGCAGAACCAAATGCTGGACAATCAGCAAACTGTCCTCCTCCACCCGCTCTTTCCATATTAAGGAAACTATCCGAATAGTTATTACTTGAGTTTCCAGAAAACCACGCAGTTCCACCAGATAAATTACCCTGTGTTACAGTTCCACCAGCAACACTATACCAATTTGTACCCATCCAAGGATAAGATGCTGTGTAACCAGCGTCTAAATTTAATAAAAGATTGTCAATTTGAGGTAATTCAGGGTAATCAATATTAACTAAAGCAATTGTGTTTAAGGTAGAACATGCCTCAATAACCTCCGCAGGTGTGTCGTTAGTTGAACCAATATTTAAATTTAATCCAAAATCAACAAGAGCATCCACAGTTGGAATCTCATATATTGACGGTCCTTGAGATGCTTTATTTTGATAACTAACAAATCCTCCAACAGGGATATCATATCCTGCCCAAAATCCTGAACCAGCTGTTGGTCCGTATTGATAATTTTCAACTACACCAATGTCGTAGTTTCCTTTTCTGATACAGCATCCTGTTGTTTTAGAACCTGTATTATATTTAATTGGTTGTGCCATAATTCTTTTTTATATATAAATACAACAATCTTTCAGTATTTTCAAAATAGTTTAAATTGAATTTAAATCTCCAATAATAACTTTAGGATTTACACCCATTGCAGCTGCAGTGCATAATCTTGTATTACCTGCAACCAAGTGATATTGGTTCCCAAATTTTAAAATTAATGGTGGTCTATATTCACCACTTAATATCGCTTTTTTTAATTTTGACGGAGAACTTTTGTTGTATTTTTTGGCAAGTCCAACAACCTTATCCATTTCACCTTTTTTTATTTGGTTAGATTCGGTGTTCTGTAATTTTTTCCAAACTTTATCATCAAGTTTGGTTTCTTTAGAATTTTTGAATGCCTTTACGATGTCTTTAACTGATGTTTCAAACTTACCATCACGGCTTAAGTCCTGAGCAGTCCTTTCAATCTCATCCATTTCATCTTTTAAGTATTCTGTTTTTTTTTCACCTTGTAGTGATTCAAACATAACTTCCTTAATTCTATTAATTTCTTCTGTTAGTTTCATTTCTTTAACGATTAAAAAGTGACTCCCCGATTGTATTAGATAAAACAATTGTACATAATAGTAAAAATCCAACTATTATTATTACGTTCACAACATTTTTAATTATTTTTTTTATCTTCTCCATATAAAAATTTTGAATATTTTGGAAATTCTTTGTCGAATTTTTTTATAAAAATACCTGATAAAATATTACACATATTCTCTTCAGGTCCTCCGATGTTTTGAATCTTAGCATTGTCCTTTAATCCCATTTTTTGATGTTGGAATTCGTGAACCCATTCATGACTTAACGTTCTAAGAACATCAATCAATAACCTATTGCCACTTAAAACAAATATTTCACCTTTAGGGCGTCTAACACCTGTGGTCATTTTTACACTCCTATTAGGTAAAAAATTAATATAAACATCCCTCTTCAATGGTAAATAAGTTTGAACAAACTTAACAAACTCTTTAATAACATTGATTTGTTTTGATGTTATTGAATTATCAATATTTTTGAAACATACCTTCATTGTAAATAAATACATTAAAGTTCAGATATCTTCACCAATGCTTGAGCAATAACTTGGTGCATATCATAATAGACATAGCTTCCCAACCTACCACCAAAAATATACTTATCAAGACCTTTAGTTAGTTCTTGGTATTTGTTATATATTTCGGTGTTTTTAGTATCTCTAATCGGATAATACGGCTCGTTGGTACCATCATAGTCATTTGGGTATTCACGACTTATAATCGTTCCTTTTTGATTCTGATGGTCAAACCATTTATGTTCTAATATTCTTGTGTAAAGTGTTTCTGAATCTGTATAATTCATAACAGGAACTCCTTGGAAGTTATCCTGTTCAAGTTGTTCTGTCTCCCATGTTAAACTTTTATACTCTAGTTTACCATACTGATAGTCAAAGAATTTATCAATTGGGCCAGTGTAAATTACTTTATTCGCAATTGAATCATAATAATCTTTATGATTGAAGTAATCTGAATTTAAAAGAACGTCTATCCCTTCTAACATTTTCTCAAATATTTGAGTGTACCCACCGATTGGTATTCCTGTGTACTTGTCATTGAAGTAATTACTACCCCAATCAAATCTAACAGGTAATCTTTTAATAATGGCAGGTGGTAATGAAGTACATGGTCTATTCCATTGTTTTTCAGTGTAACCCTTGATTAGTTTTTCGTAGATATCTTTACCAACCATTGAAATCGCTTGTTCTTCAAGGTTTGTTATCTCACCTGTGAATTTCTGAGATTCAATCTTTTCTTTTGCTTGTTCAGGTGTATTCACCCCCCACATTTGATTAAACGTCCACATACTGAAAGGTAGTGTAAACATCTCATCCTTATAATTTGCAATAACATTGTGTGTGTATTGTTTAAACTCTGCAAATTGGTTCACATAATCCCACAACTTTTTATCATTTGTATGGAATATATGTGCACCATATTTGTGAACGTGAATATTATTAATGTTTTCTGTATAACAGTTTCCACCAATGTGGTTTCTTGAATCAATAACTAAACATCGTTTACCTTGTTTGGTTAACTCATGGGCACATACACTCCCAAAAATTCCCGCACCTACAATTAGGTAATCATATTTGTTATTATCCACTAATATCATTTAAAATCAAAAGTTATACTGGTCATGTCAACCATTGGTTCGTTTATTTTTTTTGAGAACTTATCCTTTAACTCAGTTAACATTGTTCCTGTGTTGTGATAAGCCCTACCTTCAATTAAGAAAGATAATCTTGGGAACGGATTAGTTCTCTCAGGTTGTAACATTTTATTAACAACCGACAACGCCGCCTCATATTGTCCCAATTTTTCAAAATAAAAACATAAATGTACTAAGTGTTCGTTTCTATCAGGTGAGAATTGTTCTGCTAATCGATAGTGTTCGATTGCATTATCTATATTACCAATAAAACTATGAGCATCTCCCATTAAGATTAATGCAAAATACGCCATTTCGTTTTGTGATTTTGCAGTCTTACTGTTATCCCAATCCTGAGTTAAATTCAAGAACCTTTCATAATACCAAATTGACCTTCGAGCATATTCATCAGAATGCATTTTACCAAAAGCAAATTGACTTGGGTCTCCGTATGAATCCGAATAACTTTTAGCTAAATACCAAAGGTGATACGAATCTTCTAATACTGTATCACCAACAACTTTATCAATTTCCAATTCAAGAGCGTCTCTTAAAAATTTTCTTGGTACCGCCCATGTGAATCCATCTTGAGAAACCAAGTGTCTAAATCCGTATGGCATTGTTCTTCTTTCAAAGTTTTCACCAACTTCAGGTAAATGTATTGTCTCATGTCTTTTATCATGTTGAAAGAACCATGGTAATCTTGCGTTCCAAAACCAAGTTCTGAAATATTTCAAATCCCCATTCTCGGCAACAAGGTTATAACTTTGAGCTGATGTATCGTCAAGTATTGACCAATCAAAATCTTCATCAACTTGTAATCTTTCGTCAGCATCCATTCTTAATATCCAATCACACCCATGGTCTGTGTTGATGCAAGTTTGAAGTGTATGGTCTCGGTTGAAACCTGGATAGTTCCATTCAGTCTCATATGTAAACCCTGGAATACCTTCCTCTTTAAAAAAGTTATCAATAATCTCTTTTGTATTATCTTCTTTACCATTGCATTGAATAACATAATAGTCAATGTACGGTGCGGTTGATTCTAACATTCTTAATATAGTTGGAGCCTCACTACCAACCATGGCGTTTAATACTATTTTTGTTCTCTTATTCATAAATGTAATTCATTATTTGTTCATCATTATGGAACATTCTAATCGGTGCCCTATTTTGGAATTTCTGTGAGTGTCCCAACTCTTCGTCCCAATTCCAATCATTGAATCCCAATTCAATAATCCTGTTGTGAATTTCTAAATCGTAGTGGTCTCTAATCAATCTAGCCCTTCTGTTTATGTCGGTTGAGTTGTTATCAACCGTACTGTTTTTATTGTTATATTGTAAGTATAATACTTTTTTAACATGAATCATCCTTGTATTTAAAAATGTTTTAATAATCATTTCTAAATCATCTGCAACAGGTGTACTTTTATTATGTCCTCCCATTTCAAGATATTTCTTTCTTTCCCACATTCTAACATGGTCGGGCATACTGATGTTAAATCTGACCGTTAAAGGATTAATATCAGGGTACCAATGAGCGATTATATCTTTACCATCTACTTTTACTTTAGTGTGTCCTGCATATCCAAAATCAAAATAGTTGTCATGTCTTCCATACCAATTACCTGATAAATCATGGTCGTATGTTTTCATTTCACCGTCTTCATACATCTCACAAACATCACTGTATAGGAAACCTGCGTCAGGATGTTTTAAGATTGCATCATTGGATATCTCTAAACATTGTGATGTCAATGCATCATCGTGGTCCAACTCCACTAACCAATCACCATCACATAACATTGCAGCCCTGTTCTTTGCAAGTCCGATATTACCACCACTTAACGGATATATTCTGTGTGGTTTAACACGGTAATCTTTATCTTTAAGTTCCATTAAAATATCCCAAGTTGTTTCATCAGGTGAATCATCAACGACAATCCATTCCCAATTACCAAATGTTTGTTTTGCCAAACTTTCATATGTTCTTCTAATTCTTTCACCTGTTTGGTACGTTGGTGTAAATATTGAAAATCTTGGTCTAAAATAAGTAGTACCTCTAAAAACACTTTGACATACAATAATGTTCGCTAAAACATTGTCAGCAGGGATATAATCATAATCAATGTGAATTCTACTTAATTGAAAATCATTAGTTTCAATTTTAGTATCACCCAAAGAGATTATTAGATTTGGTTTATATTTGGTATAATCTTCAAATACGTTATTAGTATAAGGTAAGGAATAAACAATAACCTCATCGTATAATGCTTCTTCAAAATAAACATCCGAAATTAGTGTTTCAGTTCCAATCGTGTTCCATCCATAAACAATGGCGCTTGGTTTTTTTGTTTTCATATTATTTGTAATTTCTTTTTTACTATTGTCACCCTTAATTCCGTAAAAATATAGGTCTGACGCTTCGGCAATATTCGCAGTTCTTAACTCAAAGTATCCATTTGGAAATGTCTCGTTAAAATTTGGGAGAACCTTGAAATCTAAATGTGTTAGGTTTTTATAATAATCTGACCATTCTTCTGAAACCGCTTCAAGTAATTTTGCATGCCATGGAGAAGTTCTTCTTGTTCCATGTTCAGGTCTATCAGGCGCAGCACAAGTGAAGACAAATATTCCACCTGTCTTCAACATTCTAATTATATTTGCAACCGTCTTATCATATTGGATATCATGTTCAAATACTTCAGTACAAATAATAACATCAAAGTATTCATCAGGCGCATTATACTCATGACCTGCAGATACAACATCAACATTAGGACCTTCACCCACATCAATACCGACGTATTCACAATTTTCAAATAAAAAACGATTGTTACCGTTATTGTCCAATGAACCTACATCCAAAACTTTTTTGTTTTTGAACATTTCAGGGTATTTTACCCTAACGCTATCACAGAATTCTCTTTGCGCTTTATGTGCCATTATTAAAATTTTGGGTCATAAAATATAACCGAATGTTCATTATCTTTTTCAGGATTTTCTTCTGTAAAATAATAAAGAGCGATTGAATTTCTACTTACTCCTTCGGGAGTGTTTATAGGTATTGGGTGTCCGTGTAATGAATTATCACTGATGGTAAAGATGACCGCTCGGTTGAATATTGGTTCAACATTAACTTCAAGGTTATTCATGTCTTTATCCCACAATTGAAGGTATCCCTCCCATTCAGTTTTCCATTCTTTATTCAAATAGATTAACAAATTCAATCTACGATAAATCTTTTTAACTGGATGAACGTTGTAGTCTTTGTGGATTGCAAGTTTTCCTCCTGAGGTTGTTTTATGTAATCCACCTCCCATTAACAACTCGTCACCAATTAAGTTTTTAATTCCTGTCAATTCTTCCAAGTATTTTAATACTACAGGTGAATTTAGATAATCAATTAGTGCCGATATGATTGGTAAATCATTTGGCATGTTGTTTGCACTTTCAATGTCGTGAGGCCAATAGAACTTATTTACTTGGTATTGTTCTGTCCATTTAACTCGGTCGTACCACCAATTTTCATTTCTATTGAATTCATCAACAACACTATTGAGTATTGTTTCAGGTAAGAATTTATCAATAACAATGTGAGGAAACGGTTGTGCCTCCTGATATTGAGTTGATAATTGTTTTGATAAATCTAAATTAATCATTTTCACATATTTAAAAAGTCGCCCATTCTGTTAGGACAAACTCAAGTTTAATGTCACATATTTGACCATATCTATTCTTCCAAACATGTGCACACAAACCACCACTTGAAGACATGTATGGTTGGTGGTGAGTCCATTTTTTACTACTCTTTAACCCTTCAATAGCACTTTCAATTCTATCTCTTGCAGATTCTTTCAATTGTTGAATACTTGGGACTTGGTTATTAAATCCCCAAGTCCAATTCAATTTGTCCATCACCAACTTGCACTTAGCAAAGTTGAATTGCTCCAAGATTTCGTCAATAAGTTCTTGTTCTTTTTTATGGATTTGTAACATAGTTTTCACCTATTTTTTTAATTCTATACTTGTGACCCGAATCCGAATTAATTTCAAAACGGGCTCTCATATCTTCCGCTTCTTCAATTGTATCAAATTCTAATACTTCACCTTCACTATCCAAGATAATTACAGGTAACTCGGCTTGTCTAAAGGTGTTTTTAACCATTTTTATAATAACGTAACTCATACTACAATGATAAGAAAAATCCCCGACTTTTCAAGGTCAGGGATTATTTTTTTAATTAATAGTTCTCACAATTGATTCGGTCATTCCTTCCCATTTTCTGATTTGACGTTTTGGAATCCAAAATTCAAATTCACCAATCTCATCTACACGGTTCAAATAATCTTCACGGAAACGTTCAACCTCAGACCTGTCTTTGATGTATTCCATCTTCATGTGTCTTGCACATGTCTTACCCATTTTGGTTAACATTGAAAACTCATCGGTCAATTCACGTCCACAACACATACAAAGGTTACCACGTTTAACGGTCATTTTACCTGAGAACTTGATTGCCTTTGGTCCAACCGCCAATAATTTGGTGATGTCAATCAATACAGGATTAAATTCCAATCCGTAGGTTTCTTTCAAGTCTTGACCAACATTACGACCGATAATCAAAGTCTCACCTGGAGTTGGCCAATTCATCTGAACGGTTCTTTCGTTTTCTTCTCTTTGGAAGATGTTAACAACCGCTTCTTCTTGTCTTGGAGTTAATTTACCATACTTAGTGATGGTATCTTTCATTTTCGCAATGAAAGAATTTTTTCCTGTGTAGTTTTGAACTTTTTCGATTGTGGTGGTATTTGTGTTTGTCATATCTTTATCGTTTTGTGAATACAAAGATACAACTTAAATCGGAACAGCCAAACAATTTTTAATATTCCACCCAATTTTTTTTATAATCTTTGTTGGTTACACAAAACCTAGCATATTCATTAATCTGAGGGTATCCAGTATTATAATATCCACATATTAATCCCCAATCATTATATTGTTTACGTAGTTTATGTAACAATTTCATTGATATTTGGACATTCAAGTCAATGTTATGTAATAGTTCCTTTTGAGTAATATTCTTACCACTGATGTAATTTGCTGTTTTTGGCATAATCTGCATTGGCCCTTTAGCTCCAGCAAATGATGTTAACTTCCCATGGTAATCCCAATCAAATGGACCTTGATACCTTGTTTCAAGGAAGGCAATATTGTATGCAATATGTTTTGGGATTTTATATTCCTTAGAATATTTCTCAATTGAAGTATAAACCTGAAGACTGTAGGGTGAGTTTGGTTTACCTCCAATTTCTTCAAGTTTATACCCTTCGTTTGGTTTTGTTAACCCCACCAAATTAAAAGCGGCGAGGATTACCATAACAGCAAACAACAAATAGAAATATTTTAACCCATTCTTTACCATCAATTAGAAGGTGTTTTAGGTGATGATGCTTGACCCCAAATGTTTTTAGCATACAAATTGAAAATCATGTACCCAACAGAATCTTGGTAAACGGTATATGAACCATCTTTCTTTCTGATAACCAATAGGTTATTGTTTTCATCAATTGCAAGTTTAACCTCATCTTTTTTAACAGAAACAACTGGTGCTTGTTTCGTGTAGTTTGTTTTAATGTAATCGTAATAGTATCCGATTGAAGCCCCTGCAACAAAGCTAAGAGATATTACGGTGTAAAACGATAATTGTTTCAGTGCAGTCTTTAATTTTTCTTTAATATTTTCCATATTTTAATTCTTATAATGTTTAATTAGGTTAAATATAAGAAATCCCCCTTGAATATTCAAGGGGGATTTCATTTTAGTTTTGAGTGAAGGCTTTGTCCGCCCATGTTTTGGCTCCCATCTTACCCCATAATTTCATGTCACACATGTCAGGGAAGGACTCTCTCATAGTTCCTACGGTCAAAACTTCCAAGAACCCTTTGTCGATTGAGTACCATTTGTTTCCTTTAGTAGTGAAAACATTGTGCCAAAGTTCTCTTCCGTTTTCGTAAACACATTTTACTTGGATGTTTACCAATGCGTTTTTCTTGTACCCTGCGATGATGCTGTGAGCAGTTCCTTTTGTGTCGTGGATGCTGATGAAACCTGCTTGACATTTTCCTGCGATACGGAATTCGTATTCCTTATTTATGTCTTTGATGTGGTTAGAAACCATTACAGAGATGGTTTTATCCTTAACTTGAGTGTCAAATGAGCCGTAGAATACGTCTCCTGCCATTACTCCTTCAGTTACTTTGATGATGTTGTTTGCGGTGTTGGTGTTTGTAGTTGTCATATCTTTATCGTTTTGTGAATACAAAGATACAATTAATTTCCGAACCACCAAACAATTTTTATAAATTAAATCTATTTATTAAAATATGGCGGAGGATAGAAATAAAATATTAAAAGAAAAAATACAATATCTAATCAGTATGGCTTTAACTGAAAGAAACTTTGAAGTTATAAGTATTGATGCGGATATTTCAAGTTATACCCCACAAACAACAGGTTCCGAACCGCCAAAAGATTTAATTGAAGATTATTATGTAGTCTTAGTTGTTGATTATAAACGTTCTATTGATAGTTACGACCCATATTCATTTGCTAGTGATATTAAACGAATGTGTGAAGTTATGAGAGATTGTGTCTCACAATATACTATAACACAAAATGGTAAGATAGTTAAAGGTGATGATGGTATTACCGTATTTGATGCATTTATCATGGATATTGATTTTAAATACGAAGAATTACATAAATTCACCGTAAATTTTAAATTTGCATACGACGAATAATATGGACGAAAAATTAAAAAAACTATCAACCAAAATAGTTGGACTATTTTCTGAGGACTTTAAAAGTCCTCAAGATTGTTATGACCGTTTTAGAAATGTATATAAACAACAATTTGATTATTTCCAAAACTTTGAACCTTCAAACATACTTAAATTAGTTTTATACATATATTCACTTAAAAACACAGGTAACTTTAAATTAGCCGAAAACATGTTAAATAAATCAGGATTTGCATCCTTATTTATTATGGAGCCAGATTATTATCAAACAGAATGTGATGATTGTAGTGGTGATGGTACAATTCGTTGTGATAACTGTAATGGAGACGGAAAGATTGATTGCCGAACCTGTGATGGAAATGGTACAGTTAGTTGTGACACATGTGATGGAGATGGGAGAATTGAAGTGGATGGTGAGGATAATGAATACGTAGAATGTGATTATTGTTATGGTAGTGGTGAAGTTAATTGTGATGAATGTGGTGGTGGAGGTAATGAAGAGTGTAATTATTGTGGTGGAGATGGAGGTGAAAACTGTTCTACTTGTGATGGTGACGGACAAGTAGAAACAAATGAACATGAATACAAGTATTATGTTATTATTACTTGGAATAGTTTTATTAAGGAAAAATGTGAACTTGAATCGGGTACAATGACACCAGCATTTTCAGAATACGATTTTGACCGTCTAAGTGATGAATACATTGTATTAGGTTACGATGAAGAACATTCTGAGTTTCGTTCTGATGTTACACCTAATGATGTTTATTGTGCAAACTACGAAGATGAGCCAGAATTACATAAAAGTTATTCAAGAGATTATCGTATTTGGATGGATAACGATGGATTAGAAAATTACAAACTATAATGTCAAATTTAAAAACATTTTTAAAAGTAGCGCAAAAGTTGGGTTATCCTAATCCATCCCCCAATTCATTGGTAATTGCCAACTCAATTGATTATACCCTTAATAATCTTTTACAAGATTTAATAATGGAAGTAGGAGAAGAAAGAGCAAATGAATTTGTTAACAAGACTTTTTCATCGTTAGGTACCACTTATTCACCTGGAATTAAAATAGATTTAAGTGATAGGGTTGGTGAGACTGGTTCATATATCTATTTAATCATTAACGGATTTGATTTTGTTGAAGGTGATGATGAGTTTAAAGAAGTATGGATACATTATACTTGGGGTGATAGTCATTTAATTCATGATGGTGAAGTCAAAACATTAGATGACATATACGATGAAGTTGACTTAGGCACTATGGGTGAATATGATGAACTTATGGACGATATTCAATACGCATGTCACAAAGACATCTTTAATAAAACAGGATTTAGAATTCATTTTGATTCTCAAATATAAAAAAAGAGAGACCGAAGCCTCTCTTTCAGGGACTGACTGGAATTGTCAGGCATCCACCACCAAGTTTTTCTAAACTTGGAAACTATCTTTCAACACTCAAATCTTCTCTTTTAATTACAGAATTTACTAACTCTTCAACTTTGTTTGCATCCATGTATGGAATTACATCGTCGGTTGCTTCAGGATAAAAAAATCTTGTAACAAAATTATTTGATTGTCTGTCAAATATTGCAACCTCAAAAGTTTTTTCAAAATCACCATACAACCCTCGGTCTCCACCAACAATAGAGAATTCAATTTCTTTGTTTCCAAAACGAGACATTCTACCTTTACCACCACCAGTACTTAAGTACTTTGACATTGGGTGTGGTTTAGACCATTTTTTAATATCCTGGATAGTTATCATCGTCTCTCCTTTCTTTTTTATTTTGTAATAATACCCAACCGAGTAATAAAACCAACACAACCACTTTAGTTATTACAATATTCATCATTTTGTTTCCAACGCCTCCATTTTAGATTTAGTAACCAAATGTTCTGCTAACGTATATATGTCAACGTTTGTTGTGATAATTGAACTCACCAAGTATTTGTAAGGGATATGAACAAAAAACTCCACCCCATTGAAAAATGTAAAATCATTTTTCAATTCAATACAACCTTGAACCATTTTCAAAAACAATTTGAATTGAGTTGGATTTACAAATGTTTCATCTAACAATGTTCCGAATGTCTCGTGTTGAATCTTGATGTTGTGTGATGTTGTGTTCATATCCTTACTGATTTAGACTACAAATATACAAAATTAACGGTAAACTCCAAATTATTTTGAAAATTTTGATAAGTTTTCTTCCATATGAACCAAAAATTTATTGATTGTTTCCTGAGCTTCTTTAGTTAGATTACTTTCACCAAAACTATTCAACACTTGAATATGTTTATCAAATTTACATAAATCAATACTTTTCAACGTATTCATTAATTTTAATAGCTCTAATTTTGATTGTTTAATATACTCCATCTCAACATGGTAAGTCCTATACTTCAACATTAGTTCCGCGATTTTCATTTCATTCCAACCATTATTAACAACAGTTTTTTCACTTATAAGTGAATCTGACTGATTATAAATTTCAATTTGACCTGACAACGGAAATCCTGATTGGTTGATAAACGCTAACTTTGAATAGTTATCACCCTTAGAATTTGTTTTATCTATTAGGTACGTTAAACAACCTCTACTAGTGTAAGACGTAAACGGTGATGGACTGTTTTTAGACGCAGTACACCATTTAGTGTTTGCACCGTATCTTAAAGAACCCTTGTGTGTTTTTGGTTCAATAAACAAAATCTCATCATCTTCATAAATTACATTAACATGTTCATCTTTATTAAAAGTTTTCTCTTCTTTAATCTCCCAATATTTTTTGTTAATAAGTTTTAAATTATTAAAAGTTTTGTAACCTTCTGAATATATGTCTTTATTCTCATTATATGGTAATAGCAAATCAAACAAGTTAACTTCTTTAACCAAAGCTTCCGCCGAAGGTATGGTTTGCTTACGCTCAATTTTTAAAGTCCACATTTTTAACATGTACTCTAAATATTTTTTGGTTGGTGTCTTATCTCCGTTTAATAACTTACGATAAGTCACATCAGTTACTCTTGAATACTTTTCTTTTAAATCTGCTGCTTTTGACATGTCGTTTAATTTTTATTGGAAGCAAAGATAGTAAAAATGTTTTATATAAAAAATAAATGATAATTTTTTTTAAAACAAAAAACCCCACCTGAATTAACAGATGAGGTTTAGTGGCTAAAAGGTTGAGAATACACCTGTTTTTGAGAATCTTTGGAAGGATTATGTGGTTCCCTTCGTTTCCACCATCTTTTGAATGGTAACTCTCATCGCCGATTGGTTAGACCAATCACTCCTAAAGGTTTTAACTACTCTTTCATTACTCAACTCTCTTCAATCTTGCGAACTGACTCAGGATTCGACTCCTTAGAGGTCTTTGGTAAAAATACACATCAACTTGCGGTCTCAGTGTGCCATGGACAACCCATGACTAGGTAGGCGACTTTCATCAAAACCTGATGGACACTTATGCTTATTTTTTTCTGAGTATAACTTTTACATTAACATAGTAAATTATAAGTTTGTGTGTCGTGGATGATAGAAGTAGTGGTCCACCGTAAGCTCCGTCATCTTTTGAACGACAGAATACTAAACTACTCCTTGAGATGTCCCCACCTCCATATGTCAAGTCAACTTCAAACAAAGAATCTTGGTAGATTCAAAGTAGGGATAGTAACAGCACCACCTGTACTCTATCATACCTTTCGGTTTTAAGTCCACTTTCGTATTGGAATTCGCAATGATGAGATTGGAGGTCCCACTTCTTACAATATCCCTACGAGTTATTCTTATTGGTGTTCCCACCTCAACCAAACGACCCACATCGCTTGGTCACCTTAACTCTTCACCTACAGTGTTACCCTCGATTACTAAAGCCAAGATGATATCTCGCTTGTATACTCGAGCTCCGTTACCGAAGCCGCAATCCTGTTAACACAACAGGTTCACTTTATCCCACTTTCGTGGTTTATTTAACGACCATATACGGCCGATTACCTTTATCAAACTATCATCATTCCGAAGAACTACTTTCGAATGAACGGATAAATATTTTATATTCAAAGAACGAATTTCAATTTTAAAAAAGGAAACCATAGTTTTACAACAACGTCAACCTTTTCGTGATTGGTCTACAAAGGTAAGATAAACTTTTCAATTTGTCAAACTTTTTTGTAAACTTTTTTTTTGACAACCTTACTCTATAACTACCGATAGTGAGATTTGGTTTCGGTGATTGTCAAATGTTTCACAAAGGTAAGATAAACTTTTCAATTCGTCAAACTTTTTGTGAAGTTTTTTTTTTAGTTGCGAGAGTGAGAATCGAACTCACGACCTTCGGGTTATGAGCCCGACGAGCTACCGCTGCTACCATCTCGCGATATATTTTTTATTCAAAGAACTTTCAAATTAAGTCCCACAAATGTAATCTTATTTTTTCAAATAATCAAACGTCTGTGGGACATTTTTTTTTGCGAGACTCTCATCTCATTTGTTTCACAAAGTTAAAACAAAATTCTCATTTTGTCAAATTTTATTTTGTAAAACTCTATTTGTGGGGATGTTTGTCCTTTAGGACATGAGATTATAAATATAGTCTACAATATCCAAAAGTCAATTATTTTAAAATAAATTCGAACAATTTATATAAAAAAGTATTAATTTTCATATTTTTCATGTCGTTTAGGGTAAAATAACCCCAATCTGTATGTTCATGACCATCAATTGCTTCTTCTAAATCAGGAATTAATTGTTTCTCCACATTAATAATATAAGTGTACATCAATCCCTTCATTTTACTACCATCTCTAGTATATCTTGGTATTATCCCCGCGAACTCTAATTCAAAGTTGTTTATGTTTATGGCAGTTTCTTCAAAGAATTCTCTTCTTGCCGAAATTTTAATTTCTTCTCCATACTCAATTTTACCTGCAGGTATTGACCATTCACCTTGCCCTAATGATTCATCATTCCTTTTACAGATTAAAAATTTGTCACCGCATTTAACGATAACTCCAACGTATCTTTTAGCATTCATTGTATTTATAGTTATGAGAGTTAAAGTTAATCAAAATATTTTTAATATCAAAACCTTAATTGATGAAAAATCAAAATATATCGGCATGATGGGTAAAAAGTTCGATGAAACTTTTAATGGTCTATTATTTTTAATGGGTGGAGATAAACAATGTTTTTGGATGAAGAATTGTATTATACCATTAGATATAATAATAATCAAAAATAATGTAATTGTTAATATCCACCACAATTGTCCTCCATGTGAAGGTGACCTATGTGGTAGTTACTGTGGTAACGGGAATATCGTATTGGAATTAGAAGGTGGTTCTTGTGAAGACCTTGGTATTGAACCTGGTGACACCGTTGAATACTTATTTTGATTCAGCAATCTTTTCTTTTAAAACTCTTTCAAACTCTTGAGCAATCATTTTTGTAAACTTAACTGAAGGCGAGTCGTCTTTTTCAGAATCGTATCTGTACTGGCCTTGAGGTGGTCTTTTACTTCTACCAAGATAATTTAATCCTGATATGTTTGTAATACACTTGTGTCCACCTGAGTTGGCTTGAATTAAATCCCAAGCATTGATTCCAATCTTATCCAACATTTCTCTGTGTTCTTCAGTTAAATCAGCGAATGGAGTTTCCATCATTTCTTGGATATGATTTAAGATATCTTCCCCACCTTCCATGGTTGTAAACTTATCGCCATATAAAGCTTCAAAATCTTTAAATGTAAAACCAACACTCTCAGGAACTGCAGATGTTTCACTAACCCATTTGATTGTAGATAATGGAATTGTTCTTTGTTTTAATTGTTCTTCCCATTTAGATAATACTTCTTGAGCTATCTCACCCAAGTTAACACCTTTAAGTTCTCTTTCTTTTTTGAAGGGATTACAAGACGCTTGTACCAACCCCATTGGCCAAGCCATAATTAAAAAGTCGGCTTCAGGATTGTTCCTAAATGGTGTGTACCTATCATAAGACCCTGGCTTAATCATAGAACCTCCACCATATTGAAATATAATATTATCCTCAACTTTAGGATAACCTTTCATAGTTTGTTTATATGCCTCGGCATTCTTTTGTAATTCTTCGGGGTTTGCGGCATTAGTTTTTTTCATCCAATCTTTAATGTTTGTTAATATAGACAATAAAGATGGTTCTGAATTTTGTACTAAACCTTCTAAGAAACCTTTTTTGTTTTTAAATGCTAATAATAACTTGTTAATAACAAGACCCATTAACATTTTATTTTTTTGTAATGACTTATCTTTATCTAACTTAAAAATATAGTTAACAACCTCATCAGGTGATATATTATATTTTGCATAATCTGCCGAGTCAACAGTACTGATTAATAATATATCTGAAGATGGGAATAATTCTTTTGGTGAAACCACTTGAGATATTGTTTCAACATTTGAACGAGATTGTCTAAATGATGTAGACTTGGTGCCTTCCGCACCTGCTTGTCTGTCGTGGTGGTCAGTATGAATAACGAACATTGGTTTACCGTGAGCAAAGTCAACCAATACTGGCATAACATCACCACTAGCGTCAAGTTTTTTAACCGCAAATTCTTTATCACCGTATTGGATAACATGTGAATTGATAACGTCAATACCATTATCTTCAAGGTATTTTTTCATTGCAATCGCAGTGGTTACACCATCTAAATCTTGGTGAAAATATATTTCTGCTTTAGGATATCTTTTTCTTAAAGCTGAAATATCACGTATTCCTGATTCTGTTATCCTTCTTTTCATTAATTAGTCAAGTCCAAATAGGTGTAATCCTTTATCAAATAAATCTCCGTGGTCAGATATACATTGTTTGTATATCATTTTATCTTTTGGTGGCATTTTAGTATTAGTTTCGTAACCCCATACTCCATCATCATCAACACCAATACTTGATTGATATTTTGCAATTGCTTGGGCACTTTTAGAGTTAGGTAAATTACCGATACTACCATCTAATTTTAATGATTGTCCACTGTCATCTTTAACTCCTTTTTTATTTAAGAAACATTGGATTGCCATATTAATTTTATAATTATCATCTTGTTCTTTGATAACTCTCTTAACGATATTCATTAAATCGCCTTCAGTTAGTTTTATTACTTTCTTTCCCATATCATGATTTTAAAGTTGATTAATTATAAATATCCGTAAAACAAAAAAAAGGGTCGTTAAACCCTTTTACTTAAATTCTATTTTAGTTTGTTTATTTAAATCAACAAAATGTTGTACCCTTTCTTGTCCAACTTTTGTATAGTTTTCACTCAATTCGATTCCAATCCATCTGCGTCCACTAATTTCTGCTGCGACCATTGAAGTCGCAGAACCAGCGAATGGGTCGAGAACGATATCATTCTTGTAAGTAAGAATCTTAATCGCCTTCATTGGAATATCCATTGAGAATGTGGCTTTGGTTTGTTGCTTTGTGTCCGCAAAATATTCCCACTGACCATAAACCAAAGACATAAATTCTTTCTTGTCTTCTTCTTGATAAACCGCTTTAGTTTTTACAGTACCATCTTCTTGCTCCATATCAACCATCTCGGCTTTCCATTGTGGCTCACCTTTAATCTTTTTAATACGGTCTTTCTTGTAGGCTAATATAACACACTCTTTTGGGTTGTATATGTAAGGACTTGAAGGACTCATCCATGAACCCCAAGCTGTGGTCTTACTTCTGTGTGGTGAGTTCTCATCAAGGTCAACCAATCCATAGAATTGGAACCCAACAGATTTCATTACTGACCAAAACTCAGACATAAATAAAACTCTACCTCCTCTGTCTTGTACATTTACCTCATAAGGAATGTTAACAGCGATTCTACCATCAGTTTTTAGAACACGGAAAGATTCGGTCAACCACTGTTTTGTGAAATCCCAATATTCTTCCATTGTCATTGTATCTTTGTGTGTGTCATATTCAATCCCAACATTGTATGGTGGAGATGTTACAACCAAATCAACAGAGTTTTCAGGAAATTTAGACATTTCATCTATACAGTTCCCATTAATAATTTTTCCTGTTTCTATCATATTTTATTTTTTTTCTAAATTTTCTATTCTTCTTTCAAGATACCATAAAGCTTTTTTTAGGTCTTGAAGTTCTTTATCGACCCCTTTTTTTCCCGCCCTTGAAATATACTTCACGGTATTACCGAGGTGAAAATTTAAATCCCAAGCTTCAATAACTTTAATCGCTTCATATGGATTATTTTCTCCACCGTAATGACTAGGGTGGTTCACTTGTTCCTTTGGAATATTACATTGACAATTACCGTCACCACCATTTAACGGATTACACACACAATCTTTTTTCATATTAATCTTCCCTATATTCTTTTAATAATTCTTCGTTAGATAATGCACTATATTTTTCACTCAATTTACTGGTGTCAATATCGTCATACATTACATGTAGTGTATCATCAAGTTCTTTTGCAAGTTCCAATGACTCACAAATAACATTAAGAACACAATATGGATTTGCATTTGATGCTGGTCTTCTATCTTCAAGATAACCTTTCCAAGTTTCACCTACAGATTTTGGAACTCTGATTGACGCTCCTCTGTCAGATACTCCCCAACTGAACTTATCAATTGATTGTGTTTCATGTTTACCTGTTAATCTTAGATGATTGTTTGAACCATAGTTTTCAATATGAACTTTTGCTCTTGATTCAAATACTTTGAAGATTGAGTTGAAGTATTCCTCTCCTCCTGTTTCTCTCATTCTTTTGTTTGAAAAATTCGTATGTAATCCTGAGCCATTCCAATCTCCTGTTGTTATAGGTTTTGGATGTAGTTCAATTTGATATCCATATTTTTCGGCAATTTTGTAAAGGAAATAACGAGACATCCATAAGTCGTCAGCGGCTTGTACTTTACCTTTGGCAAATACTTGGTATTCCCATTGTCCTAATGCAACTTCAGCATTTGTTCCTTCAATACCAATTCCATATTTCAAACACATTTCCAAATGTTCTTCAGTCAAACTTCTTCCAACCATTTGTCCACCAACACCACAATAATATGTTCCTTGAGGGTCAATGATACCACCATTATTGAATCCTATAATTGGTTTGTTATGTCCTGAACGAATGAAATATTCTTGTTCAAATCCAACCCAAAAATCCTCATCCTCTTTACCCAACTTTGCTCTGTCATTTGTTTCGTGAACTTTACCTCTACTATCCATTACTTCACAAAGAACGTATACAGTACTGTATTCCGAAATCAAACTTTTCACATAAACTTTAACAGGTTTCAAATAACAATCAGATGAATAACCTTCTGCTTGTCTTGTTGATGACCCATCAAACCCCCATTCAGGTATTTCTTCAAGGTCTCTTTTTTCGTTAACGTCAATGACCTTAACTTTACTTCGTAAGTTTGGTTCTGGTTTATAACCATCAAGCCAAACATATTCTAATTTAATTTTCATGATAATATTGTATAATAGTTTTCTTTGATTTTTAAAGATTTTTTGTGTCCGTTCCTAATACTGAACAATGGATTTTTTGTCCAAGCAACCCCAAATTTGAATATTCTAAACCAACCACCTTCTTTATGATATTGCATTGAGATTAAATAACTTTTAAATATCTTAATTGAAAAGGCCTTAATATATTCGTTATTAATCTTATATACTTTTAACCACATAGTAATCTTTTGCGTATTTTGATTCTTCAATGATGTTATCTTCAACTAATTTGTTAATTAGGTTCATTGTGGTTTCCATTGATTCTTTAAGAATGTACTTTGAGATGTAATCAATGTGTATGGGTTGTCTGAGCTTACCCAATAAATTTTTGATGACTTTTTCTTCCATGTTAATGGTCTATTAGTTTTATTATTTCTTCCTCTGTTTTACCATCAATGAAAAGACTATGAACTTTTTCACTTATATTATCGTTGAAGATAAAAGCTTCGGCATTTCCATAATATTCCTTCAATTTTTTAGATTGAAGAGCAATTAAGGTATTTTGGTAATTTATATATCTCTTGTTAAATCCCATGATACTCAATTATAAATATTTTTTTATTCAGAGTCAAAGTTTTTTATCTTTGATGAGTTAAGAATTTGAAAAATATATGTCATAATTTTCCTTTTCATAATTGGAACTATTGTTTGTTCCATTGGAAAGTCTTGATTACACTGCATTTCAAATACAGGGAATGTCTTATAATTTTTAGATTTAACAAATGATGAATTGGTTTCAATTATTGAAGATAGAGTAACATCCTCAGGTGAGTTCTCGTATATCAACCTAATTGTAGGTTTGTTTGTGTTGGGTTGTTTTCTGTCTCGTTTTATTTGGTATTCCCAAACATAAACCTTATTATCTTTCTTACTATAATAGAAAGAATAACCCATTCCACTTGCCAAATAACTTTTATTTTTTTTTAGTGAAATATCAACACTATCAAACGCCATGTTCCATATTGACTTGGCAAGATTAAATGTGTCAAATAACTTGACATTTGAATATTGAATCGTTTTAGTTAATTCTTGTTCTTCTTCTTGGGATAACTCACGAGGTTTTTTAGAATATAAATCCTTCAATAAGATTTCATCGTCGCAGGATTCAAACTTTTTATTAGTTAATAATAATGTGTGTTCTTTATTTAATGATTGCATGTTTGCCAAGTGTAATGATAACTCAACAAAGTCAGGATATATTTCAAACCTATCAAGGCTTTTTTCGCATTTCTGTATATAGTCCAACAAGGTATACTTGTTGTATTCAAAATCCAGTGGTTCTTTTAACATCCACTCAGGATTCAATTTAAATGACATTTTCTTTTTCCTCGCCATACAGAAATAATAATTAAAGTTTTATAGTAATCAATCTAATCTCATGACATAAAACCATTGGTCTTGAACTTTCGTCTCATCAGCGTTTCCATCATAACCATTCAAAGTATGACCATAACCATCAGCATCAATAACACCTTCAATGAAGTCATCTTTATTAATATAGTCCTCCCAATTTAACCCAAAATCTTCCATAAATCCAGTAATATCATATTTAACATCACTCATTCTATTTTCAATCGCATCTTCAATCTTGTCTTCAGGGAAATCTCCTTCAGGGTCTTCTTCAATTTCAGTAATTTCATCGTTCATTTCCTCAATTCTCTCATTCAACTCATCAATTCTTTCTTGTAAATCATCATCATTTTCACCATCCATTTCAGATTCAAATCTTTCAATCATGGATTCTACTTGAGATATTTTTATTCTAAATTGTTCTATCTTTTCTTCTTGGTCTCTAGATAAAAGTCTGTCCTCTTCATCAATATATGACTCAGGGTTTTGTCTAACATCGTCCTCAAACAAATCTTCCGCGTAACTAATAACTTCTTCTTCATCGATGTAACCTTTCGCAAAATTTTCACTGAATCCCCTATAACCAATATCATCAATTAATTGGTCAACATAATCATAAGCGCTTGATTTCATTTCATCTTCAGTACCAACGGCATATCTATTAGTTTCAACATTTGAACTATCAATTACTTCAAACTCAGTTGTATCATAGAATTCTCCTGTTGGAACAATATTATAAACATCAATTTTTGAGGTAAATCCATCCAATTCATCCTCAAGTTCGCTTATCTCATCCAATAAATCTCCTCTTACATTTTCATCATTATCATATTCTGATTGAAGTCGGTCAATCTCATTTTGAATTCTTGCAATCTCACCTCGGTCTTCATTAGTAATTGCTTCAACATCATTGTTATCCACCAACCAATTAAGTAAAGCGTGTGCCTTCAAACCAACTTCAGGACAATCAGGACCTAACTCCCATTCTCCATCCAATCTTCTTTCTTGAGCTTCATCTCTTCTATCTTGTAGAACCCTTTGAATTCTTAATCTTTCTATTTTTTCTCTTTCTTTCTTTGCGGCTTCTTTATCTGTAAAGATTTTGATTTGCTCAGCATATTCGGTATTGAGATAATCATCCACAGATGATAATATTTCTTTTAACTTATTAGTATTGTATATCCATCCACTTTTAATGGTATCATCTTTGGAATCATAATAAGTTTTATCCCCATCAAATTTTCTAAGAAGCGCAACTTTATACAATGGGTCACTAGTCGATAGGGTTCTGTCTAATATATAGAACAACTTACCATCATCATTATATTTTTTAAAGTGTGTGTCTGTTTCGGCAGCGGTACACCATTTAGTACCCTTACCGTAATAACAAGATGATTCGTGAGTTAATGGATTAACAACAAAGTATCTACCGTCATCATAAACGACATTACCACCTTCAACCTTCTTAACATTTCTTCTTTGTCTACCCTCATAATCACTAATGGCTCCCAATAATTGTCCAATACTTTTATATTGAATTAAATCTGTAACAGGTAAATTACTTGAAATCTTTTCAAACTTATTCAACGCATTAGAAACCTTACCAAATGTATCATCAAAATTTACAACATCTAAGTTCTTACCAACCCAATCCAAATATTTTTGAGGAACCGAGCTAGCAATCTTATTTATATTCTCCCCACCAAATTTTTGGGAATACTTAATTTTGAAATCATCAACTCTACCTTCTTGTATTAATTTTAAAAAATCCATCTCACTTTTATTTGATAAATATTCTTTTGTGTCTATATTTCATCAAAGATAATATTTATTATTGAAACAACAAATAAACTAATTAAATAATAATACCATGGGATGCGGATGCAAAAATAAAGGAAACGAATCACAACAGCCTACTGTTCAACAAGTACAAGCAGCACAAGCTCAAAAGCAACAAACAACTGAGAGTGTTAAAAGTGCAATCAAAAAGACTATTGAAAAGTACTACAATGTGAACAAGACAAGTAACTAATTGTCTTACATTTAACAAAATTATTAAAGGGGTAAAAATTTACCCCTTTTTTTGTATTTATATATTATGGATATTCATGAATTAATTGAAATGTTTAATGAAGGAGATACTGAGTTTATCAAGTATATCAACGACATTGAAACATTCCTTAAGATTGTCAACAAGAGAGGGTTATTAGACGAATTAGACCCTGAAGGAAAATTTGCGGACGAATACCAAAATGAGTTATTATTATTTTATTACGAAAATAATACAGAAAAGTTTTGGGAATATGTGTTAAAGTATTTAGGTGATGTTGAATTAGTTAATGGTGAGACATATTTGGTTATTGACAATCAAGGAGACCTTGCCGAATTATTTTGTGATGGAAATAGAAACGACCTATCAAAAGATACTGTTGAGGCACTATTAAGTGGTGAATATGATAGTTTTAGTTATGGTTGGGATTCTCATGATTTAACCGACAATGTTTATCGTGATGTAATTGAAGAGCTAACCAAAGAAAACTTATTATACCTAAAAGAATATATTATTAAATCGTTAGAGGGTCAACAAGTTAATCCTCATACAGAATTACTTGAAGATTACGCGCAACAACAAGGTCATCCAGAATATGTTATTATTGACCAATCCAATATAGACCAAGTGGTTGATAATTCAGAGACCATGAATGAACTATTGGATAACGAACTTTCAGATTTAAAAGGTGAGTTATATAGTATCTATGGTTCGGCATATAATAACGCATATGAAGAAGAATTATATGAAGATGTTTGGAGCGAACTTTTAACTTACTTTGGAAAAGGTGAATGGGTAACAAGACCACATATATACAAAAAAGATACTGAAGTTCAAAAATTTAGAACACCAATACACAACTTTGAAAGTTATATTTTTGATTATTTAAAAGAAAATAAAGGGTATAATCGTGGTACATTGGAATATTGGGGTTCTTATTTGGGTATATTAAAAGATGGTATGGATTGTTTATCTGTTTACCCTCCTGATTATCCCGATTCAAGAAAAGTTGATAAAAACATCAACATGTACTTCAACGATTATATTTAACATAGAATGATTAAGTTTATAAACATACTATCAAACGTTATATCTGAACAAAAAAGATATAAATTGTCGCCCGAAGACTATACCAAACTATTGGAGTTAACCGATAGATTATGGACTTTACGTAGTAAAGAAATACCAAGAAAGATTGAGGTAGACCAAATGGAATTCATGACCGCAGATGGTAGTGAAGGTAAAGTTAGAATATTTTTAAATCCAAGATATAAGAATTATGGTCAAATGGATTTGAAACCAAGAACAACAAGGAATCCACAAAAGTTTGTAATGCAACTTAACCCAAAACTATTTGGTTCAAAAAAGAATTTATTTTTAACCCTATACCATGAATTAATGCATGCAACCGACCCAAACTTTACTACAAGGTCTAATGACACATATTGGAAAGATTATGACCCAACAGTTGATGAAAAATATTGGGGTCATCCTGTTGAATTTAGAGCCGTTACAAATGAATTTTTAGAAGGTTTAGTTAATGAGTTTAGAAGAAGAAATGATGGTGTAGTTAAAGTTGAAAACAGGCAATTACTTTTAAAGTCATTAAACAATATCCTTAACTATTTTGCCAAAGGCGAACCCTTATCAAGATTATCTTTAGATGTTATTAATAGAATAAGTGATGAAGGGTTAAAAGATACAAGAATTGCAAACTTATTAGCGAATATTTCAACCGAATATCCTGAAACAAGCGAATTCATGAATAATAAAGAGCCATATTATTTAAAACTAATTAACACAATTAAGAAATTTAATTCCAGTATGTGGCCTAGATTTCTGAAAATGTTATACGATACAGTTGATGAAATAAAAGATATAATAAATAAAGGGACTTAAATTAGTCCCTTTTCTTTTGCAATTTGTTCAAGTAAATACAATTTCTTTTCTTTGACATCTAAAAGATTTGATTGTTCTTTAATCGCTTCGATACATAAAGCAACAATATCAGGATATTTTACTCTATAATAAATCTTTTCATTACCAAAAACCACCTCAGGTAATACCTCTTTAAGTTCTTGTGCAATAAATCCAATATCATCTCCTTTCTTATCTTTGTCTGAACTAAATGGAGTATTTTTCCATGTGTATCTAACACCTCTAATTTTAGATATTTTTTTAATTGATTCAGTTATTGGTTCAACATTCTTTTTTAATCTATAATCAGATGGACCTGGAGGTCCTGTCGCACCTGTCGCACCTTGTGCCCCTGTTGGTCCTGTTGGTCCTGTAGCACCTTTTGGCCCTGTTGGGCCTGCAGGGCCAACACTTCCTTGTTGACCTCTTGGTCCTTGGGCACCTGTCGCTCCTTGAGCTCCTGTTGGACCTGGAGCTCCATCAGGAGGTTCCAATGTATTTTGAGCACCTTTAAAACCTTGAGCACCTTGAGCTCCTAGTGCTCCTTGAGCCCCTGTTGCACCTTGAGAGCCCTGAACACCTTGAGCTCCTTGAGCTCCATTAACTCCATTAGTACCAATGGCACCTTGAGCACCTGTTGGACCTATTGGGCCTATTGGTCCTGTTGCCCCTTGAGAACCTTGAGGTCCAGTACCAGATTGAGTTCCTTGTGCCCCTTGAGCTCCTTGACCACCTTGTGAACCTTGAGACCCTGTCGCCCCTTGTGAACCCTGAGCACCTTGAGCCCCTTGTCCTCCTTGAGACCCTTGAGCTCCTTGACCACCTTGTGAACCTTGAGCCCCTGTTGCTCCTTGAGCTCCTGTTGCCCCTTGTGCTCCTTGTCCTCCTTGAGAACCTTGAGAACCTTGAGAACCTTGGCCACCTTGAGAACCTTGTGCTCCTGTTGTCCCTTGTGAACCTTGAGCTCCTTGGGCACCTTGACCTCCTTGGGAACCCTGAGGACCTGTTGCACCTTTAGAACCTTGAGCTCCTTGGGCACCTTGGCCTCCTTGAGAACCCTGAGGTCCTGTATTACCTTGAGACCCTGTATTACCTTGAGCACCTTGGCCTCCTTGAGAACCCTGAGGTCCTGTATTACCTTGAGACCCCGTAGCCCCTTGAGCTCCTTGCCCTCCTTGAGACCCCTGAGGTCCTGTATTACCTTGAGACCCCGTAGCCCCTTGAGCTCCTTGTCCTCCTTGAGACCCCGTAGCCCCTTGAGCTCCTTGCCCTCCTTGAGCCCCGTCAATACCAGGTATTCCTTGAGCTCCTTGTCCTCCTTGAGCTCCTTGGTTACCTGTATTACCCTGAGCCCCTTGTCCCCCTTGAGCACCTTGAGCACCTGTAGACCCTTGAGCTCCTTGTCCTCCTTGAGCTCCTTGTCCTCCTTGAGCTCCTTGTGTTCCAATAACTCCTTGACTTCCTGTTGCCCCTTGAGACCCTTGTCCTCCTTGAGCCCCTTGAGCCCCTGTTGACCCTTGACTTCCTGTTGCCCCTTGAGACCCTTGTCCTCCTTGAGCCCCTTGAGCACCTGTTGACCCTTGAGAACCTGTTGCTCCTTGAGCTCCTTGTCCTCCTTGGGTTCCTTGTGGCCCTGTATTACCTTGAGAACCTTGGGCTCCCTGAGCTCCTTGTCCTCCTTGAGCACCTTGTCCTCCTTGAGCACCTTGAGACCCTTGTCCACCTTGGGCTCCTTGTCCACCTTGAGCACCTTGTGGTCCTGTATTTCCTTGAGAACCTTGGGCTCCCTGAGCTCCTTGTCCTCCTTGAGCACCTTGTGGTCCTGTATTTCCTTGAGAACCTTGGGCTCCCTGAGCTCCTTGACCTCCTTGGGCTCCTTGCGGTCCTGTATTTCCTTGAGAACCTTGTCCTCCTTGAGAACCTTGTCCTCCTTGAGTTCCTTGCGAACCTGTATTACCTTGTGAGCCTGTATTACCTTGAGCCCCTTGTCCTCCTTGAGTTCCTTGCGAACCTGTACTACCTTGTGAACCTTGAGCTCCCTGACCTCCTTTTCCACCTTGTGAACCTTGAGCTCCTTGAGCCCCTTGTGAACCAATATTACCTTTAGGTCCTTGCGCCCCTTGAGCCCCCTGAGCGCCTTGAACACCTTGAGCCCCTTGAGCTCCCTGAGCTCCAACCGCACCTTGTGAACCAACAGACCCTTGAGAACCTGTTGGTCCAGTATCTCCTTGAGAACCTGTTGGTCCTGGAGGTTGTGGACTACCAGCCCATCCTGACCCAGTAATTAAATTACCTGAGTTATTTATAAAAACACTTACTTTTAAATTGGTACTAACTCTATAATTTGGGTAATTATTATCCATAGATAAATAAGTCGCACCTCCCCTTTTAAATTTAAAAGTACTGTTTTCAATAACCCAATCAGTTTGTAGACTGTTTGAATCAAAAAATTGAATTATACCGTCAACAGGTATTATTAGTATATCTTCAGCCACTTATTTTGTTCTTTAAATTGTTTATTCTTTCATAAATAGAATTAATCCTATGTTGTTGTTCCTGAACACTACCAATACCTAAGCTAACCATTAATCCGTAGTTCACTGATTTATAACCATCATCATCCGTAAATACTATACTCGGAACAACTTCTTCAACTTGTTGAGCTATTACACCAATAGCCTTACCTTCAAACGCATCTTTAACTGCAATACTTTGGTTATCTTTAATTTTTGTGTGTTCGTAATCCCAAACAAACGTAACCCCTTCAATTTTTTTAGTTGTGTCTAAAACATTTTCAAGTTTTATAATATTATCTTTAAGTCTCTTGTCAGACGGAGGTCCAACATTACCTTGAGCACCTTGAGCACCTTGAGTACCTTGAGGTCCTTGAGACCCTTGAGTACCTTGAGCACCTTGACCTCCTGTACTACCTTGAAATCCTTGAGCACCTGTCGCACCTTTTGGTCCTTGAGCTCCTTGACCACCTGGTGAACCAAGAGCGCCTGGGTCTCCCCCAAACCCTGTAGCCCCTTGAGCTCCTACGGCTCCAGGTATTCCAGTTGGACCAAGAGGTCCAGGATTACCTGTGGCTCCTTGAGCTCCTGTTGCCCCTTGAGTCACATTTGCGGCTCCTTGAGCTCCTGTCGCCCCTTGAGTACCTTGAGCTCCAGTGCCTCCCTGAGTACCTTGAGCTCCTTGAGCACCTGTCGCCCCTTGGGACCCTTGAGCTCCTTGTGCACCTTGAGACGCTCCTTGTGCTCCTTGAGCTCCTTGTCCTCCTTGTGCACCTTGAGCACCAGTCGCACCTTGAACAGAACCTTGAGCACCTGTTGCCCCCTTTGGCCCTATAGCTCCTTGTGAGCCTTGTGAACCTTGAACTGCACTTTGAGCCCCTTGAGCTCCTTGTCCTCCTTGAGCACCTTGAGCTCCAGTCGCTCCTTGAACCGAACTTTGAGCACCTGTGGCTCCTTGTGAACCTTGGGCCCCTGTGGCTCCTTGTGCACCTGTATTAGCCCCTTGAGCTCCTTGTGAACCTTGTGAACCTTGAGCTCCTTGTGCTCCTTGTGCTCCTGTATTTGCCCCTTGGGCCCCTTGAGAACCTTGGGCTCCTTGAGCTCCTGTGGCTCCTTGTGCTCCTGTACTTGCGCCTTGAGCTCCTTGTGAACCTTGTCCTCCTTGTGAACCTTGTGAACCTTGAGCACCTGTTGCTCCACCCTGAGCGCCTTGTGAACCTTGTGCACCTTGTGAACCTTGTCCTCCTTGTGCACCTGTTGCTGCACCTTGAGCCCCTTGTGAACCTTGTGCACCTTGGGGTCCCTCAGGTGCTTCGTTTTCGTTCGGTACTCCTTGCGCCCCTTGTACTCCTTGAGCTCCAACGGCTCCTGCGGTTCCTTGTGCTCCTGTAACTCCACCTGTCGCGCCTTTTGGACCTATAGCCCCCTGAGCACCTGTAGCCCCCTGAGCACCTGTACTCCCACCTTGTGCCCCCTGTGAACCTTGAGCTCCTTGGGCTCCTTTGGCTCCTTGAGCACCTGTATTAGCTCCTTGGGCTCCTTGTGAACCAACAGCTCCTTGAGCCCCTTGAGAACCTTGGGCACCTGTATTAGCTCCTTGGGCTCCTTGTGAACCAGCGGTTCCTTGGGCTCCTTGTGAACCTTGGGCTCCTGTGCTTGCACCTTGAGCTCCTTGTGAACCTTGGGCTCCTTGAGACCCTGTTGCACCTTGGGCTCCTGTATTTGCACCTTGGGCTCCTTGCGAACCTTGGGCCCCAACCGCACCTGCAGTTCCCTGTGCACCTGTATTTGCTCCTTGAGACCCTTGTGAACCTTGGGCTCCTTGAGACCCTGTCGCACCTTGGGCTCCTGTATTCGCGCCTTGGGCTCCTTGAGAACCCTGACCTCCTTGTGCACCTGTAAGACCTTGAGCTCCTTGGACTCCACCTTGAGCTCCTTGTGAACCTTGTGCTCCTTGAGCTCCTGTAGCACCCTGAGCCCCTGTATTAGCTCCTTGAGCCCCTTGTGAACCTTGACCTCCTTGAGCTCCTTGCCCACCTTGAGCTCCAGTATTAGCACCTTGAGCCCCCTGAGAACCTTGTCCACCTTGAGCTCCTTGAGCTCCTTGGTCACCCTGAACACCACCTTGTGCTCCTTGAGCTCCTTGTGCCCCAACACTATTTTGGAACCCTTGAGCTCCTTGAGGTCCTTGAGCACCTTGAGGTCCAGTATTACCTTGGGCGCCAGTATTACCTTGAGCTCCTTGTGCTCCTTGGGTACCTTGTCCCCCAACATTACCTTGTGAACCTTGTGAACCTTGTGAACCTTGTGAACCTTGAGGTCCGATTAACCCTGATGTTGGACCAACCCAAACACCTGATGAATTAACCATGAGAGTTCCTCCTACAAATAACCCGCCAGAGTTATCAATAGATGCGCCTGAAGTAACAACACTACCTGCGGAAATAACTAAACCATTCGCAACAGTAGATGAAGATAATGTTAATGTTGGTACCCCTGATGAAGACACATTAAATTGCAAAGGTACTCCATCCACACCATCCTCAAACACAATATGTGGATTAGGATTTGATGTGGTACCTGTTGGAAATATCGTTACATTACTTGCCATTATTTTAATTTTGATTCAATATATTCAAGTTCTTTATCTATGTCTTCAATAAATAGTTGTTGTTCTTTTATGGCTTCAACCAATACTGAGTTAAGTTTGGTGTAATCTAATCTATAATATCCATTGGAACCTAATTCTACTACCTCAGGATAATATTGTCTAACATTTTGAGCTATAAGTCCGATTGTGTGTAACTTTTTATTTTTTTCAAAATATTTGTATTCTGTTTCATTTAAATTGGTATTCCAATCATATTCAACAACTTCCAATTTCATTAAAGTTTCTAAAGAATCTTTTAATGTCTCAATACCTGTTTTTAATCTAATATCAGAACCATAGCATGGGTTATTACTTAAAATTTGTCCGTCTGCTTGAACATCTTGATAGAACGCTGCCACTGTGTCACAACTAATAAATTGCCAAGGAGTATTCCCAGCAGCATTCCAATCTGGCGCATCTTGGTCACAAGCGGCTTGTTTGTGAAAATAATAAAACGATATAGGGTTGCCACAATCAAATGAAGAGTCAACGTAAACATCAATCAGCCCCCCAGCACAATCACAAGCTTCAACATCCGAATTTCCAAAACAAACGGAAATCTTCGTACAAGCCGCAGCTGGTGGTCCTGCGGTTCCTTGGGCCCCTGTTGCTCCTTGGGCTCCTTGAGGTCCCGTTGCTCCTTGGACCCCTGTTGCCCCTGGCGTACTTCCTTGAGGACCAGGAGCACCTTGAACAGAACTTTGGTCTCCTTGAGCACCCTGAGCACCTTGAGAACCCTGAGCACCTTGAGCACCTTGAGCACCTGCAGGCCCAAGAGGACCCTGAGCACCTTGAGAACCCTGAGCACCCTGAGAACCTTGTGGTGCAATACCTTGTGGCCCTTTCGCTCCGATACTACCTGGAGGTCCCGCAGTACCAGGATTACCTTGAGCACCTTGAGCTCCTTGTGTTGCACCTTGAGGACCAGTATTGCCTTGAGCTCCTGTCGACCCTTGAGGACCAGTATCTCCTTTACCTCCTGTCGCACCTTGTGCTCCCGTATTACCTTGAGCACCTGTTGCTCCTCCTCCACCTGTCGCTCCTCCTCCACCTGTTGGGCCAATAGCTCCTGTACCTCCACCAGCTCCTTGTGAGTTTGTCGCACCTTGAGCCCCTTGTGGTCCTATCGCACCTTGAGCCCCTTGAGGTCCTGCCGATTCAGGTGTATTACCTGTTGGCCCTTTTGGACCTATAGCTCCTTGAGCCCCCGTTGCACCAGGTCCTCCTTGAGGCCCTGTAGCCCCTTGAGCTCCTGTGTTACCTTGAGCTCCCGTTGCCCCCGCAAATCCTGCAGCTCCTACGGCACCTTGGGCCCCCGTATTACCTTGAGCTCCTGTGTTACCTTGAGCTCCTTGAGGTCCTGTCGCGCCTTGAGCACCTCGATGTCCTTGGGCTCCTGTCGCACCTTGAGCACCTGTGTTACCTGTCGCACCTTGAGCTCCTAGATGTCCTTGGGCTCCTGTCGCACCTTGAGCTCCTTGAGGTCCTTTTGCTCCTTGAGCCCCCGTATTACCTTGAGCTCCTGTCGCCCCTTGAGTACCTTGTGGTCCTTGGGCTCCTTGAGGACCAATATTACCTTGAGGTCCTTTCGACCCTTGAGCCCCTTGCGACCCTTGGGCTCCTTGAGGTCCAATATTACCTTGAGCCCCTTGTGGCCCCTGAGCCCCTTGTGGTCCCGTTGCCCCCTGAGCACCCGCATGTCCTTGAGCTCCCGTTGCCCCTCCATCGCCTTTAACTCCAACAGCACCTTGTGCTCCTGTATTACCAACGGCTCCTTGGGCTCCTTGAGCCCCTGTGTTACCTGTTGAACCTTGAGCTCCTGTGTTACCTACTGCTCCTTGAGCTCCTTGAGCTCCTGTGTTACCTGTTGCACCCTGAGCCCCAGCATGTCCTTGGGCCCCTGTTGCACCTTGTGAACCTTGTGGTCCTGTTGCACCTTGAGCACCCGTATTACCTTGAGCACCTGTCGAACCTTGTGACCCTTGTGGTCCTGTTGCACCCTGAGCCCCAGCATGTCCTTGGGCTCCTGTTGCACCTTGTGAACCTTGTGGTCCTGTTGCCCCTTGAGCTCCCGTATTACCTTGAGCGCCTGTCGAACCTTGTGAACCTTTCGGTCCCTGTGCTCCTTGAGGTCCCTCTGACCCTTGAGCACCTGTATTACCCTGAGCACCTTGTGGACCTACAGCTCCTTGAGCCCCTGTATTACCTTGAGCTCCTTGAGGTCCTTGAGCTCCTGTGTTACCAGTATTTCCTTGAGCCCCTTTATGTCCTTGAGCTCCCGTATCTCCTTGAGCCCCAACATTACCTGTCAAACCTTGTAACCCAACATGCCCTTGTGCTCCAATTGGGCCTTGAGCCCCTTGAGCCCCTTGAACTCCTATTGGCCCTACATCCCCTTGCGAACCCGTACTTCCTTGAGCACCGTTTGAACCAGTGACTCCAGCATCTCCTTTAACTCCTTGTGAACCTGTATTACCTTGAGCACCTGTATTACCTTGAGCTCCTTTAGCTCCCTGAGCGCCTGCGATATTTGTAGTAGGTCCTACCCAATTTGAAGTTCCATTTACTACTTGAACCCCACCAACAGAAAGATAATTTTTAACGTTGATAGTGTTACCTGAGATAGTATTATTAATAGGGTCGAAGTATATTGAGATAAATGGTGAAGTATTGGAACTAAAAATAAGTACGTTATTCGGCACTTGAATGCTGAGAACATTAGTGCTGCTAGCACTATTACTGAAATTAATATATGGCGTTTTGTTTGGTGCTAAACCATTAAACCCAGGTATTATTAATATATCTTTCGCCATTTAAAACTTTTATCTTATTCTATAAATACCTAATAGATACTTTATCTTAAAAAACTTATTCGTTTTTACAATTAAATTTATTATAATTAGTGAAACAATAAATATTAAAGACTAAAACTAATGATATTAAAGTCACCTGTCAGTAGATTATCCCTTGTAAATCTGTTCTCAGATTTTATTTTAAACCAAATACCTAAAGAAGAAGAGAGTATAATTCAAGTTGTTGATTGTTTTAACTTCTACGTTATTAAAGGTAAAACAACATATAACGAACCGTTGAACATCGGTAAACTTAAAGATGAATTTATCATAAAATTTGAAGATTTAATTGGTGACGTAAAACTTACACATACAATAGATTTAATTGAGTATGACGCAAAATTAAAACCATCGGAATCATTAACTTTTGCATATCATAATACTAACAATTGTTCTTATCATAACTCGCAAATAAAATCATTTGAAGAAGACTCTACAGTTTCATACGATTACCGACATTTTTTAAAACCTATAACTGAAAATAACAATTTAATTTTTTGTTCTGAATTCCCTCATGGATATTCATTAAACCAAGGTAGATTGCTATATTATTATGGTAAACACATATTCTACAATATACCATCATCATACCCTGTATCCACATTAGTATTTGAAATGTCAACCAAAAAAGACGAGTTTGGTGACCAATTATTTTTGGTTAAAACTAAATTGAATGATGTTGATACGGTATTAACTTCAGCAATTCTTGATGTGTTTGACTTCAATATGTCTTGGTTAGAACAGGACATAAAAAAAGTGGATTGGTCTATTGAAATAACCAACCCACTTCAGGATTATGATTTTCTTAAAAAAAGAATAAAAGATTTTATAATTTTTTAAATTATACCAAC